GGATTTTAACTTCTCTTTCCCTTCACCATCTTCATCATCAGCATGCACAAGAATATCCATAATGATCGTATGCAAAAGCTCTATGTTTGTTCTGGCCACTTGAGAGGTTGGCTTATCACCAAAATGCTGAGCAATACTTTCTGCCATATAACGTGAGTTTCGTATCTTTGAAGTTATACGATCAACATGCTTTGTGTAGCGATGTAAAGAGGAGCGGCTAACTTCAACATTATACTCATTGCCTAGCGCATCGATCATTTCATCGAGCGTAAATCCCTCTTCACGAATACTTGCTATGTATTCACGGACTTCTTTGGGAAGCTTAAGGATGCTAGATTTGCGCGGCATAATGTTTCTCCTAACTCAAGGAAGGCTTACAAATACCATCCACGACTTCCATGCCTTCAGCCACGTATTGCCCACGACGAGTGAGGGTTGCGACCATGACTTTGTCTTCATACCACTCAATTTTTACCAACCCACGTTCTTGCAAAAACGCTAAATCTTCGCGGATAGCCGTCCGTGTTGCCACGTGCCCTATATTCTGTGATGCCGTTTCTAAAACAGCTTCATTCGCAGTATTGCCAACTGCACCATGCAATACCCGCAAAAGCACCAAGCGACGATCCTCCGTCATGAACTCTTCATATTTTTTTGTCATTTGGTAGCTCTCCAAAATTTATCCATTCGATTAACTTGCTTTTCTAAGCGTTCGATAAGCCCTTCCGCGCCGTCTAAGCTTTCATCAACACGCTTTAACTCACCCCTGAACTCCCCGCTTAACTTTAAAACTGATTTTTCAAGACGATGAAAATCATCTTTGGTTGGACTGTTCTTTTGCTGATTTTCAAGCGACTGAACGCGTGTTTTGACCTCGTCCATTTCGCCCTTAATTTCTTTTTCCAAATTTGTAACATCTGTCACAAGTTTTACTGGGGCGAATTTGTCCTTTAACCACAAAACTAAAAGAGCCAGAATAAATTGAAATAACAGTGATATTCCAACACCATACTCAGAAATAAAACTCATAATTCCACCCATAAAATCCCCCACTAAAAATAAGCACGATTGTGCCAGCCGCTGCGATATTTCAGCAGAGCTGGATCCTTTAACATTAAAAGATCGTAAAACCCGCGCGCATGAGCGCGTTGCGCAGATAAAATACTCGCTGAATCACATTTCATAATTGCCGAAAGCGTCTTTTTACCGATAATCCCATCATCAACAATATGCTCTCCACCAGCAGCCCAAACAGAACGCTGCAACAATTTATGAGCCTGAACAGCCCCCATGTTCACAGCCATATCCATTGTCTTAATAGCAATATCGGAAGGAAGCCGATCATAGTAATATTTTAACCAATAGTGTATTAAATACAGTTCTATGGCTATTTCTGGATTATCCTTAAGGAGCTTTATATCAGCGATATCGATGTCTCCATCAAAATCCAGATCAAAACCGGAAATGTCATCCATATTACGCACAGTGCGTAATGACCATCCCCACGCTGTTGCTCCTCCGGCATCATCTTTGTCATCAGAAAAAACGCCCTCATGAAAAAACACAAACGCTAAAGCGGCATCGAATTCTCCCATGCCTTTTTTAGGGAGACGTTGAAAAAAAAGCGGCAAGGTATCGATACTATAAACCGACACCTCGCTTTGATTTTCGTACGGAGAATTATGGTTGGTATTAACATCGTGATTCATAAAGGCATTTCATAGGAAAACACCTTTATTGGGCAGCCTGAACTGGTTCAGGATAAATCATAATGGGAGAGAAGTTTGGCCGTCGTCCTGCTTTTCTTCAGCCCGGACTTTAAAAACATAGCGCTCTGTACACCACAGCGTCCGTGCAATCTTCCCGGCTGGGACATTCATTTTGCTCAGTTCTACAATACGTGCACGCTTCCCTAAACTGACAGGAACATCAAAATACATCCCTCCGTAAGTCTGCGCTATTTTTTTTGCTGCGTCTAGTCCGACAACAACACTTAACGGCGAATTTTTCCCCGGTGAACACGGTATATGCAAACGAACACCGCCGAATTCCATTGAAATTTGCTCCGCAGCATCTTCTCCAACCAGCTTGGTTATACTTGCCAGAGTCGGGTTTTCACTTAGATCATCATAAAAATCATCCATGACCACCCTCCGACCGGATCATCCGGCCATAGGTTTCAGCTAAAACATAAAGCTCGTCTGCTGATAGTGTGTAAGGATGTGTTGGTAATGAAAGTGATTCAAGTCCCAAAATTTGCACCTGCGCATTAACGACATGCGCTGCATGTAAAATCGCCTGTGCGTTGGCAAGGTTCTCCTGATTGTTACAGTTTAATACACTAAAAACCTTGTATTCTTGTTCACCCGGACGTTCATATCCAGCCCGTTTCATCCACGAACGCAATCCTGCAATTACGGCATCAGCCTTGCTCGGCGTTAAAAATTGCACTGCATCGACCTTTGCCATTCGGCGCACATAAGCCGCTATTGCTTCCTCTGACGGGTCGCGCACTTGCCCTAATTGATAAAGCGAAAGCCAAAGCGCCCGGATCAAAGATGCCTGAACCCCAGCAGCCATCTTTCTTTTGCCCGCGCGTTTTGGTTTTGACTTTTTAAATCCGAACTCTTTAAACCGCTCTATAACGGCCTTTAAATCCTTATTACCCATCTCTTTTAAAGAAGTCTTACCCGTTGCCCCATCGAGGAGAGCGCGGTAACTCTCCTCGTTTAAAGCAAGTTCCTTCTTGGCCACATGGATCAAGGCAATCAGGCGGTTTCTTGATGCTTTTTTTGGGGCTGTTTTTATCATGGTCTACACCTTTGCGATATCCAGTGGTAACGTCTTCCACTCTGCATCCGACGAGGGGCGAGACTGGAAGCGAATATATTTTTTAGAACGGTCTACGCGGATGGCATCATCAATAGCTTTCATGGCCTGCTTCCACGTGTCATCCTCGATTTGTATTTGCTTGAGACGCAAAACCTCGCGCACATTAATGCGCCCGTTATCAACCCGAAAAGCATGAGTTACAAGCTTGGCAATCTCCTTATTCGCGCCAGATTCCAGCCATGTACGGATGCACTGATCCACCAAATCTTTAGCAATCTCCAGCTCCGCACCGAAAGCAATATAATCCTGAACGCTTATTATAATACGCTTCGTTCCGCTAAAATTCGTAAACGTTACGTTGCCTTTACTCCCACCACGCGTAATCTGATACTGTTCAGCCAAAAGTTCCATAAAGATTTCGAGTTCAGTAAAAGCGCTGTTTTTAAAAACTGTGATCTCTATTCCCAACGCCTTACCAGCATCAAAAAGTTCATTAACAATGGTATCTTCCATAATTCGCGCTGCACCTACTGAATGTTTCGGCACAAACCGCCCTTGCGCATCTTGTAAATAATCATCTGTATTCATGTTCATTTTCTCCTATCTTTTTGAGAGGTTATGTTCGTGGAAATTTAACTCTGATAATGTTGTCGCCTTCCGGCTCTTGCCCATACCCGGCCATATCAGCTAACCCGTTATCGTTACAATCTTCGCTATTTTCGATATGCTTAACGGACACAGAAATCCGTCTTAGAATGCGCATTAGCGTCGCGACATCTTCATGCTCCAAAACAAGAGCCCCGCTCGGTGTACGACTTTGTAAAAGAGCATGACTTAACAAATTAATCTCTTGCGAAATCGTCATTGCGTTCCTCCCCTTTTTGTGTTGAAAGGACATGTGCGACAGGATTTGAAAAGCTGAACACGTTGAGCGTTAGCCGTAGAAAACGGTTTTGCTTGCTCCTCGGCACACTTGGAAGAAGATATCTCGCCCAAGACCGGGCATTCGACATTAGATTTTCCAAGGCGCACCTTGATTGTACGGTATACCTTTTCTATATCTCCGGTATATTTGTCCTTTAAAACAAGGTTAACAGTGGTAGCCGAATAGCCAAGTTTGCGTGCGACCGCCGCCTGAGATGTTTCCTTACAAGCCTGCTTCAAAATCTCAAGTTCCATCATTGTCTGGCTCCTTTTTGATCTGGAAGAATTGTGCGTTGTTCATTTTGATCATAAACAACGACAGCGCTTTTTATTATCGGCGGCAAATGTCCTGTATTCCTTGTTGGAATAAACACGTATTTTGAATGTTCACTATGTATTTCTGAACGACCCTTTATATAACCTGCATGAGCAAGTGCCCCGGTATAATTTAACGCATTTTCCAAAGAACAACCGGTATTTACAGCCAGTTCCATGGGCGTAAAATTGCGCATCATCTTTATTGTTCGCCACATATAGTCAGTCATTAAATATTTAATGACCAAATGACCTGTATTTTCGGGCAAACTCTGTAGATCCGGGATAACCCGTTCCTTAAAAACCAACCTCCACGTAAGTGGCTTCCTTATAGAATGCACCCTTTCAATTACGTCTGCTTTCTCTAAATCTGAGAGGTAGCTGATAATGGAATGTCTGGATATGTCTGGGTGGGCTTTTTGGAAATCGGAAATTTTGATAAGAACGTCTTTAGCGTTTGTGATTGTCTGCCACAAACGCTCTCGTTTGGTTTCTACCGTCATGCTGCCCTCCGTGCTGGAGATAATCCAGTCGCTAATCGGTCTGCACCGAAAATATCAAAAGAGACAGTTTTTAAATCTTGTAGCTCCGCGAATTCCCTAACGTGATGCAAATTAACACATATACGCCTGGGACGTCCCTGTGAAACTTTATGAATACGTGCAAGTAAATCATCTTCAATATGAATATCCTGACAAAACATCTCGGATAAAATGCGTGCATCCTGCAAATCAGCCGGAACTGCCGCAACAAACGGTTCCTGGATACGGTTATGGAATCGTTCGTCTTTCTCCAATTTTTGGATAAGGAGTTCTTCCCCGATTAACACGGTCGGAATCATTGTTTTGTCCTGAATTTCGCGCACAAGATTGTAGATTTTCTTGTCAACCAGCAAATCAAACTCATCGATAATCAAAGGCTTTCCTGTGATAATAAGCTGCTCAATGATTTTGTTGATCTTATCGTTGATCGTCCCTTTCATTCTGACGCCAAGCTCACCAAGCAAAGAGTCACAGAAAGAACGTTGTGTCCAGCTAAAGCCTGCCTGAAGATATAAGGCTTGATACTGGTTCGCTGCACGAATGGCAGATACTGTTTTACCGTAGCCGGAAAAGCCATGGAAGGTCGTCATGCTAGGTATATGATCTGGAGCATTAATTGCCCGTTCAAGTACCTCGGTAAATAACGTGACGTTTTTTAGGGGGGCGGTTAGGTGCATTTACTTTTCTCCTATTTGGAACCATGCGCTTCCAAACTCTTCCA